ATCTTAAGGTTCTGTCCTGTAGCTAGTGCAGACTCCCAAGGTATACTCTTCTTCTGTAGGTAGCTGTGGAATCCCATAGCACCTAGTCCTAGGCTACGTTCTTGTTGTGCTGAGTACCTAGCCTTAGACATCTCATCAGGTGCGTTGTCAATGAACTGTTGTAGTACATTATCCAACATAACAATCAAGTCACCTACTAAAGATGTATCCTTCCACTCATCAAAGTGCTCTAGGTTAACAGAGGACAGACAACATACTGCTGTTCTATCTTCATCAGTAGGTAAGTGTATCTCATTACATAAGTTACTACCTTTGATTGTTAATCCTTTATCCTTCAGTGCTTGTGGTAAGTGTCTATTAGCTTCGTCAATGAAGTTGAGATAAGGTTCTCCAGTCCTGAAACGTACTTCGATAAGGCGTTCCCATAACTCTCTTGCTCTGATTGATTCACGTGTATTATCATCTGAAGGGTCAACCAAATCCCAGTCGCCATCAGCAAGAACGGTATCCATAAAAGCATCAGTAAGATTAATAGCGTTGTTAATGTTAAAGCACTTACGGTTGGCATCACCCCCTGTCGGCATTCTGATATTAATAAATTCCATAACGTCTGGATGTGAGATGTCTGTGTATGCTGCATAAGAACCTTTCCTTGTTTTACCTTGTTTATAAGCTGTCATTGCTGAATCAGCTACCTTAATGAATGGAATAGGACCAGGAGCTTTATCACTCACAGGTCTTACATCACCCCAATGTCCACCCACACCTCCACCTTTAACGGATAGCCAAGCAAGTTCTGACTGATGAGAAATGAGACCATCAAGAGTGTCAGGCACGTAAGAAAGAAAGCAACTAATCGGTAGACCAAGAGCTGTCTCTCCAGGAGCAGGAGCATTAGATAAGATAGGACTACTGAACATAAAATAACCATTGCTAACTGCATCGTATAACCTCTGTGCTAAATCATCATCGCCATTACTATATGCTACACAAGCACGGGCGTACGCTTCTTGTGGGCTCTTCTCTTTACCTCTTAGATAGTACCCTGTCACCAGCTCTCTAGCTTGGTCAGACATAGTCTTGTCTCTAGTACGGTCTATTGTTATACCTAAGTATTCAGTCTTCATATTCTTCGTCTGGTTTAATTTTAATGTTCAACATCTCTAGGTCTCCGTCTAACATAGGAGTATACGTAAGCTGTCCAGTGTAGTGCATATTAACTGCATCTATGATACCTTCTCCGTATTCTTTCTCTCCGTGTCTCTTCAACAGGTACCATCCTACAGTCCACATAACAATGTTATATAAGACAAAATATTCAAGTGTCATCGTCATCGTCAAACTCCTTACGTTTAGTTATTAATTTATCTTCAAAAGCATCTAGTAATTCTCTAGTGCTAACCTCTAAGGTCTCACAGATCAGGCATTCGTCGTACCCTTCTGCTTCAATCCTATCCTTAAGTTCTTCAAGAGTTAACATTTATAAGCTCCTTAAGATACCACTGCGCTTTATTTAAATCCTCTAAGCCATTCTTGGCCTTATATCTAGACACATACTTAATGATGTTACCTTCTAGGTAGTTAAACTTCTGGTCTAAGATAAAGTCTATCACCTCAATGTTCCCTTGTTTGTAGTGGTTAGGGTCTATGGCATCTGCTATTTGTTTCTTGTCCATTCTTTTAGCTCCTTTACTTCTTTAGTTGAGAAAATAGGTATGTCATACTTAGCACACCAATCTCTATATGTAATTTTACCACCTTTTCTAGTCTTCTTGTCAGGTTGTGGCATTAAGAATATCAACTCTTTGCCTTCAGCTTTCAACTGTTCAGCGATGGCTCTATACTTCTGTGTATCCCCAGTTCTAAAGAAACCTTTCACTTCGATGTAACATTTACCATTAACGAAATCAGGGGTGTAATTACGTCTGACAATGTAAGCAATTCTCTTAGGTTCATATTCCCATTCGTTACCTAAGAGCTCGTGACATTCCTTCTCTAGTTTACTTCTATATTTATTTGTCATAATGTATGTATTTAACTTACCTTCTCGTTATTGAAAAACTCATCTGCCTCAGTGTTGACCTTATTACCATCTTTATCTACTTCTAGTACACTGGGGACTCTCTTGACATCTACTAAATATTTAGGTCCATTAGAATATAAGAAAGTTCTTAGATTAGGATAACAATCGTGCTTATAAGAACAATAAGAACATCCGATACCTAACTTCATATTACCACTCTTGCCATCAGCTAGAGGCTCATAGCAGCGCTTAGGTGGCTCACTCTTAGCTACAATCTTCTTGATAGTCTTAATTCTCTCAGTGATAGGAGTATAATTCAACTTAGTCCAATACCACTGTGACTCATCAGCCATATCGTACTTCAAGAATGTTAGATGTCCTGTGGTCTTATCCATAGCTAACCAACCTACATCAGTAGTGTTCTCAGCGTGAGCATACCCTTTGATCTGATCGACATAACCGAATGGGTCATTATCGACTAAGCTACCATCCTTAAACTTACGAAAACCATAAGTAGATGCTGACTTAACATCAGTCAGTACACCATCAATCTTACAGTCCATACTTCCTTTGATACCCTCTACTTCAACTTGTTTCTGTTCAGCTGTTACCTCGTGACCTGATAGTTTAACTAGCGCTAACACCATCTCTTCCACAAGATGACCGTATAGGAACTTAATGTATACGTAAGGCTGAATTTCCTCACCTTTATATCCATTATACCCATACCATAGTTGTCTATCTTGCTTACCGATGTTAGACATACGTAACTTACGTTTATCGAACTCGTGTGCTGTAATATTATTGACTAGGATTGACTTCATATTCTCACCAAAATCTTGAATAACTTTCTCTACATCTACACCTTCAGCTACCATTTTGGTATCCATTAACTTATAGATGTCTTCTACTAGTGTTTCTGTTGTTTTCATTAGTGTGTCTCCGCCCAGTTACTGCCCACTTTATATTCACCATCTAATGGACAATTTAAATTAAAATCACTACCTGCTCTCTTGATACAATCAACTGCAAGTCTTCCAAATTGGTCTGCTTGAGACTCTTTGACTTCTACTTGGAACTCATCGTGTACGTTAAGAACAAATTTGTAGTTTATACTATATATTATAGCATACTTCTCAAGTAAAAGCAAGGCCTGTTTCATAACAATTGCACCTGCTGACTGTAGTAATACATTTAGTGCAGAATGTGCTGACCTAATATGTAATCTTCTGCCATCGAGACCTCTTAGCCATCCTTTGCTACTAGACTTGTCAATTCTTTCTCGAAGTTCTCTAAGTGCAGGCGTGTTAGCAAGGAACTCTGCTTTAAGTTTCTTTCCTGTCGCTCCATTTCCACCGACGATTGAACCGATTTTCGCATCTCCCGCTCCATATAAGAATGCGTAGATAAAAGTTTTCGCTGAATCTCTCGTATCAAGTCCTGCCGCTTTCTGATTTGCTGTGTGGATATCTCCATCTAATATCTCCTGTGTATAGTCTTTATCATCCATATAGTGTGCTAACATTCTTAACTCAAGCCCACTAGCATCACATCCTACTAACTTATACCCTTTAGGTACAGTCCATAGTTCTCTACATTCCTTACCATAAGGTGAGTAGACCGCAGGTACTTGTGCTAGGTTAGGTTTACTATGTGTCATTCTACCTGTAACTGCACCACAACTATTGACTCTACCGTGAATCCTTCCGTCATCAGCAATAGCTTCAACCCAGCTATCAACCATAGCTACTCGCTTGGTCAAAGTAAAGTACTCAAGGATCAACTTAGCTTCAGGAATATCGACATTCTCTAGTACCTTTTCGTTCACAATAACTGATCCTTTCTCAGTGAACTCTTTAGGCTTCCACCCGAAGTGCTGTAGATACTTAGCTACTTGTTGTCTACTACCTAGGTTAAAGTCAGGGTAATCAATGTAGCCCCACTCACCTTGGTCATTCGTGTGAGCACCTCGGTCTAGCTGTTTCTGATAGGCCACACTGTTAGTACCATCCTTACGCTTAGGATTCTTAAGTATGTTTAACGGTGTCCACGTAGGAAGTGGAGTAAAAACTCTTCTAACTTCTTCCACAATTTCAATAACTCTCTCTCTAAGTTCTGCCAAAAGTTCATATGCTTTCCTCTCATTTAATAAAATTCCATTCTCTTCTTGCTGATGAATAATCTCAGCTACCTTGTGTTCTAACTCTATACTATCTTCAGAGAAGTCTTCTAGTTGTACCTCAAGTCTACGGTATACATCCTTCAATAGTCTCACATCTTGTTGACAATACTCTAACATTTCCCAGTTGAACTCAGCCCAGATATCTACACCTTCTTCTGCATCATCACCGTAGTCACCTTTGCTATTACCTAAGCGTTCACCCCAGGCTCTTAAGGAGTGACCACCTTCCAAGGAAGGATTAGCCAGTCTTGATAAGACCAAAGTGTCTCGTATATCGTAAGACCAACTATCCCCACTAAGCCTACGCAGAGTAGGAAGGTCAAAGCTAATGCCGTTATGTGCAACAAGCTGTCGTATATCTTCTGAGTCGAGGAACTGCTTAAATTCTTCATAACATTTATCTCCTGTAAAATTATACATAGTCTCATCATTATCTAATAGAGCACAGATACAGTGTACTTTAGTAGCATCTAATCCGTCTGTCTCGATGTCGAAGTATGCCCTAGAAGAATGATTGTCCACTTGTGCCCTCCTTCAGTCTACCTGTATCTTTATCATAGATTAACTCACCTGCTTTACCAGTGAGACCACAGAATCTATTCTTAATTACTCTCAATGTAGTAGTGTTACGTGCTGTCTCATCATCAGCTTGTTGATTTCTCTCTAAGCCAATCACAATATCAGATAGTTGTGCAATAGCAGCACTACCTCTAAGCTCTGAGAGACTCACCTGCCCACCTTCTTCGTGAGCCTTACCCATAGGTCTCTTTAAGTGAGACACAAGGAATAAGCCTACGCCAGTCTCCTGCACTATCTTTCTTAGCTTAGTCATAATAGCATCGATAGCCTTACGCTCATCTTGAATGCCCTCTTGACTAGATACTACGATAGATAGGTGGTCTAATACAATCCACTTACAGTCAAAGCTCTTAGCGTATGTTCTGATTACACTCAGTAGGCTATCCTCAGACATACTACCGAAGTGGTCATAGAAGAATACATTCTTATCTGCTACTGACTTCTGCCAGAGTGCTTTCTTCTCTTCTTCAGACAGTAGAGCTTCATACTTAGGGATATGGATAGGCAGGTTAGCTTCGATAGACATCAAACCTTTAACACTCCTATCTACTGACTCCTCTAAGTGAATGATAGCTAAATTATCATCTGTCTCATTTAAGATATGTGCCTCTAGTTCTTTAACTACTGAGGATTTACCCATACCACTACCTGAAGTAAGAGTCACTAATTCTTTCTGTCTGAACCCGTACGTTACTTCATTTAGTGACTTCCAAGGGTATAAGACAGTGACTAGATTCTCATCTTTCTGTAGGTGTTCCCAAGTATCCTCACCTCTAACGATACCTGCAGGTGTGTAGCCTTTAGCATTCCACCAAGCTTCAGTGAAGTCCTTAACTTTACCCATCATTAGCATATCACTAGCATCCTTGAGAGGGATCGTACAGATACGTAGCTTGTTAGGTGAGATTATATCTCTGACAGCTTTGATTGCCTCTTGTCCTGCATCGTCTTGATCAAAACAGAGCACTACGTTATCGAAAGACTCAATGTAGTCTAAGTTATCTTTAATGTCTCTCAACGCTCCACTTGCGCCATTCTTGAGTGACGTTACTGCCCACCTGCCTCCAAACATTTCGCTTACAGATAGGGCATCTACTTCGCCCTCAGTGATAGTTAAGTACTTACCACCTTCTTTGAAAACTTGTTGTCCGAATAGACCTGCACCTTTATTAGTACCACTAATAGTGAAGGCTTTAGTAGCTAATTCTCTCTCTTTGTAACCTAGTAAATCACCAGTTTTACTGTCGTAGTAAGGATAGTAGTGTTTATCTATCTTGCCATCAGCACCGTGTGAAATTCTTACTCCATACTTAGAGGCTATCTTAAGGGAAATCTTCCGTTCGGGAATGTCTCCTTTGAAGCCTTTAATGTGGATTGGTTGATTATTCATATTGTTGTTTTCCTCATAATAGTCATCTATGTTACCTCCATCCGTAGGTGGAGACCAATGACCACAACCAAAACAATGACCGTGACCATCAGAATACACCGCTAGATTATCTTTACTCCCGCACGCAGGGCACGGGATGTGTTTGATAAACTCGCTATTAGACATCAGTTAAGCGTTCATAAACTCAGACAATTCAGCATCTGCGCCTTTGAAACCTGGTGTGTGATCATCTGCTACCTTGATAGCTGTCAGATATGTAGCTACACCGTGTACTGGGTGCTCTTTACCTACTTTCCACAATACAGACACATCTGATTCTGCACCGAAGTCAGTACCGACGACATCACCACTCACAGTCTTAATCATATCATTGTCTAACTTATATCTAGTAGAGAATTTTCTAAAGAAAGCAGGCTTACCAGTTTTTTCATCAATAATAAGCTCATCTGTTTCTTTATGCTTTAAGTTCTTGGTTTTGACACCTAATTCATTCAGTTTATCTGCCTCTTCTGCAGAGATCTGGACTGTTAGAGTGTACTTACCAGTGTCATCACCGTTATACTTCTCTGTGCTATCTAGATATACATACTTTGCTACGCCTTTTGTTACTGCCATATTATTTCTCCTTTTATTTTACTTTAATGAGACACTACTTCTTAAGTGCCTCTTCTGTCTTAAGTTCACCTTAGTACTTAAGTTTAAAGACCCTAAAGTATAATCATTATAATGTACACTTTAAGGAAAACTTAAGTCTTTAGTTTAACTTAGAGTTATATTATATCATACTTTTTGTCTTTTGTCTAGTGTTTTTAAGAAAATATCTTCTTCGTCTTCAATATCATCTAATATATAAGTCTTTGTCGTAGTTTGACAATAAGAACAAGTATCTAAGTACTCTTTAGTCTCAGTGTCTTTCTTAGTCGCTTCATAGTCATTTAATAACTGATCACAAATTTTACATCTCATTTTATTTATCCTTTAGTGCTACTTTAATTGCATTAATATAGTCTTTATGTACTTGTCTTAGTTCATTCTTTACTGCTGTCATTTCAAATTGTAGATAATCTCTACGCTCCCTTAGTGCTCCAATCAATGTAGGGTTCTTAGACTCGTCATTAAGCGGTTCAAATGGTTCGTCATCATAGCTAAATAGTTTTTCTTTGCTCATTTTGTTCTCCTTAGTTAATTAATTACGTGTACTACGAGTTCTATTATACCTACCCATAAGGTTATGTCAAGTAGTGTTGTCATTATTATTTACTCCTCTGTTTCTTGTACAAAATTAATCTCTATTAGCTCCTCACTATCCTCAGTTTTAAATGTCCAACTAAATTCCTCATTACTATACACCAAGGCTTTAAACTTCTCAAGGTCATTCTCTGAGATAGGTATATTTATTTGGTCTATATAATTATCCATTATTATTTCTCCTTTGTTATTACACTCATTCCAGTCTTCTCAAGCTTACAATGATAATTC